AATGCGGAAGAATATTGTGCTAAATGGAAAAAAGAACATTACATTGCTCCGTCAATAACTGAATTAGATTTGATTTAAGAAAGGCACAAGAAAAATGAACGCAAATGAACTAGCTGATGAATTAGACGGCTTTCTAAAAGAGCAGGAGCAACTACCTTGGGGAACCAAGCAAGTATATTTAGACCTAGCAGCCACCATTATACGCCAGCAACAAGCTGAAATAGGCTTTTATAAACAGGATGCGGACAAGTACAAACAAAAGTGCGCAAGCCAACAAGCTGAAATAGAGGCGTTGAAGAAGACCATCGAATCCTTGTTTGGTGGATTGGAATCATCTTTAGCATTAAACAAAGCACAAACTGAGCGTAACCAATGACCACCTTCACCACACAAGACCGGCAAGATGCACAACGTACTCCGTTGAGCGACCAAGAGTTACTTAAAATGGCGGCGGATAAGTTTCATTACACCGAGTACAAACTCGCAATCGAGTTCGCCCGTGCCATCGAACGAGCCCACGGAATAGGAGAATAGGATATGAACGACATTATTGTTTTTGTTTTAGCTAGTTGGCTTATCCAAGGCTTTTGTATTTGGATTTTATTAAAATGAGCTTCACCATCTACCAAGCAGACGGCCTCAAAGTCATCCAGTGGTTTTGGACAGTCGATGAGCTCATTGCCAGTATGATTAACAACCCTAATGACACTTATTGGAGAAACTAAATGTGGCAAGATATTAAAGATTTAATCAGCGGAACACTAACAGCAGTAGGAATGTTGCTTTGGGTATTATTTGTAGTTGCGATATTGGGTGGCTTGGGTGTTGGTGTTTACTGTTTATACCAAACCACATTAACGCCAGCACAATTAGAAGCACAACGACAAGCTGACATTGCCGAGCGAACACCCCATGTGTATAGTAAAGTAGATAACTGCACTGTATACATTTGGAAAAATGGTAGCTATAACAGTTACTTTACAAAGTGCGATAACACCAACAAAGTTGTGACAGAGTTTAGTCACAGTGAAAGTTGTGGCAAAGCATGTACCAAAAGGGTAGATGAGAAAGTGGAGACAAACTGATGACCGACATAGCCCTAGCCTTTATTATTGGCCTCATCATCGGCTTAGTGATGCGCCCACAAGATAAAGACTTGGCCGAACAAAAGCGCATATACGACCAAAAGCTGGCCGAGTATGAGTACAACATTCAGTACTATAAAAACTTGTGCAAGTGGCACGTGGAGCAAAAGAATGCCAAAGCATCAAACTAAAAAAGAACAAAAAGAGATGGACAAATACCTCAAAGAGAAGTTTGCAGAAATTTCGAGAGGGCAAGAGCTTATCCCCGTAGTACTTGATAGGGCTACATGGGAAGGCGTAGTATATTCAATTAACCTAGCACTAAAACTGGAGAAAAAACATGGCAACAAAAAAGATTAAAGTGGTTGAACCCGCCGTAAAAGAAAAGTCAGGTAAGATCTTAAAAGACACGCCTGCTTACAGTCACGAAGAGATTGAAAAGAAGGCAGGTCGCCCAAAGAACGCTGACAAGCGTGGCTTCTTGTTATCGAACGGCAAGTTTGCAGATCGCAAAGAGGCTGCAAAGATTGCCAAGAAAGCCGGTGAGGTAAAGAAGCCCGGCAAGAAGTTACACAGCCACGAGTTACGTGAAGGCCTTAGAATCAAAAAAGCTAAGGAGACAAAATGACCAAGCCAAAAATTATTTTTGAAGAGGGTTGTTTTGATACCATGGATGACCTTACAGAAGAAGAGATGGAGGCGCTTATGCTAGACATCACCGACGCCGTTGAAAGCGGTGAGTTTTTTGAGAACTCAATTTCAATTGAGGAGTTACCACCTGAAGAGCAAGAAGAAGTTTTAGAAATGTTGAACCGAAAGAAAAATACGAGGCATTAATGAAAAAGAAACCATACTTTGCGGTAAAAGTGCCAATCTTTCCAGCAAACATTTACGTTTGTATGGATGAGATTAGTTTTCGTCAAGCGCTAAAAGACAAAAATGTCACTCAAAAGATTGAGATGCTTGAGGGTGGTGCCATGGCCGAAACACATTCAGTGCCAACAGCAGACGGCAAGACCATGATCTCATTGGTGCTCGACCTTTTATCAATTGATGACTTAGACAGCACACTGGTTCACGAGGCAGTTCACCTAACCGAGCGTATCTTTGAGTACATTGGCGAAGAGTCAGCAGGTGAAGAGATTCGTGCGTACCTGACAGAGTACATTTACAGAGAAATTAAGCGAGGCATTGATGAGCACGGTATTGGAGAAAGAAATAGAAAGCTACTTGACGAAAAGAATCAAGCAGTCGTCGGGGCTCTCATTCAAATGGCTGAGCTCGGTGTCGGGGGTGCCGGATCGGATAGTATTCCTAAACCAAAGGGTGCACCTAGTCGAACTAAAAACACTGACGGGAAAGCTAAGCCCAAGGCAAGAGTTAATATTCAAAGACCTCGCTGACCAAGGGTTTGGTGTGCACGTTATTCGTTCAAAACAAGATGTAGAGGAGTTTATTCATGGAGTCATGCAGTGCTAAATCGCAACCAGTTACACCAGTACCAACAGAATCTGATCTCAATGGCCAAGCAGATTCCAAACGTCGGGCTCTTCTTACCGCCCGGCTTGGGGAAGACCGCAACGACGCTCACCATCATTGCGGAGCAGATGCAAGGAAAGACGCTGATCATAGCGCCAAAGCGTGTGGCGGAAACTGTGTGGGATGCGGAGGTAAGTAAATGGGAACACCTGAAAAGTTTGAAAGTTTCCAAGATCTTGGGAACCCCTACCCAGCGCCTACAAGCTATAAAGAAAGACGCCGACATCTATCTTGTGAATTTGGAGAACGTGGTGTGGTTGTTAGAGCAGGCGCCTCACTTCAACAACTTAGTAATCGACGAGAGCAGTCGATTCAAGGACAGCTCGACAAAACGATTCAAGGCGTTGAAGAAGCACCTGAAGAACTTCCAAAGGCGTATAATCCTGACTGGTACACCAACGCCACAGGGTTTAGCAGACCTGTGGGCTCAGGTGGGTATACTGGACTTAGGCACGAGGTTAGAAACCTCACTGACCAAGTTCAGGGACAAGTACATGCTACCGGATCAGATGAACCGACACACAAGGGTGGTGTATAACTGGAAGTTAAAGCAAGGCGCAGATGAGATTATTAAAAATAAGATTGAAGATATTTGTTTTAGTCTTAAGGCTGAGGATTATTTGCAGCTACCTAGCTGTACTTCGCTTTATCACAAAATAGAACTGGACAAAAATGTAAGGGCAAAATATGAGCAACTTAGAAAAGACATGGTCGCTGACATCGGCAAGGAGCGTATCACAGCTCCAACTGCGGCGGCACTGGCGGGCAAACTGCTTCAGTTCACCTCGGGCGCAATTTATGCAGAAGATGGAGAAGCGCAAGAAGTACACCGTGCTAAGTTGGAACGGCTTGAGTCGATCATGGAGGAATCTTCCTCGCCAACGCTGGTCTTTTACCACTTCAAACATTCGCTACAGAGACTACGTCTCTTGTTCCCGCAAGCTGTGGTCTTGGACGACGACAACATTGAGGCGTGGCGTAACGGCAAGATTCGTATGCTCTTCGCCCATCCCCAGTCAGGGGGAATCGGGCTTAATCTACAGTGCAACGTTGGTGACACAGCACAAACGGTCTGGTTCGATTTACCATGGAGCTCAGAGAACTACATCCAAGCCAATGCACGTATTTACCGCCAAGGGCAAGAAAAGCCGGTTATTATACATCACCTAATTGTGTCTAATAGCTTGGACGAACACGTTGTAAAGGTGTTGGAAGGCAAAATAAATTTGCAAGAAGCCCTTTTAAATGACCTTAATTTTGTATAGTTAGATAGTATGGGAACAATAATACACAAAGTAAATGGCGCCAATCCTCGGTTATCTGATGAGGAAGTAGATCCGCTCGAAGCGGACGACGCAGAAAGTATTACCTCGAACAGAAATACCGAGGGTTGGGTTCCGTGGGACATGGACGACTTGATTGATATTTACCGTATTATCGAGGAGCGCATGCCCAAGAAGCAACGCATGGTTATTGAGGCATTTTTACTTGGCCAAAATAACAAAGACATTGGGGTTACAGAAAAGTTTTTCCGGTATCACTTGGAAAAGGGCATTGAGTTTATTAAAGTGGAGCTGCAGTTATGAGTCATTTTATTGTCGAGCATAAATACAAAGGTCACTATGTTATGGAAACGATTACTGGTGTGGAGGATCTCGACACTAGCCGCTTTGAAGATATATTGGGAATCTGGGTTTGTGACAGCTTACAAGAGTTACAAGTCATGGAACATGAACTTAAGGAGATGAGATATGCAAGATCCTGTCAACCATCCTAAACACTACACCGACCATCCGTCAGGCATCGAGTGCATTCAGATCACTGAGCACATGAGCTTTAACCTTGGCAACGCATTAAAATATATTTGGCGCTGTGATCTAAAGAAAGATGCCGTAGAGGATTTACGCAAGGCACGCTGGTACCTTGACCGTGAGATTCAAAAACGCACTAAACCAAGTCCTTTTGAAATTGTGGACTACAACAATTACATGCCTGATAAGGATTGTGGAAAATGATTGAGTTTATTTTTGTATCCGTGATGTGTATTGGCCAAAGCTGTGACTTTATGGTAAGCACCCAACCCATCTCTTATGAAAAATGCCAAGATGTTAAAAAACAATTTTTAGCACTACCGTTCAAACCTGAAGTAACCTTGGCCGCAGCTCAGTGTATGCGTTTGGATACTGGAGAAAAAGTATGAACATTGAGATCGATGACGACTTTGTTGAAGACTTGGTTAGCAAGTCTATGGTGGATAATTACATCATGGTTAAGAGTTTTTTGAAAAACCAAAAAAATGCACATCCCGAAGACATTGCCAACTGGAAAGAACTACTACCAGCATTAGAGTTGGTGGGTAACTGGTACACCTCAGACTTTCAGGCCGCAGTTAAACAAGCAAACAAAAAGGAAAAGAAATGAAACTATTTTCACAATACGACCGCTTTGAATTAGAGCAAGACATCATTAAGTCATGGGGCGTTGTTGATTTGATTGATGAACTTGTTCGCCAACACTTAGATCGTCCTGAAGGTGGCTTTACTGAAGATGAACTGGCCAATCGTTTGGAAGGAATCAAGTACGTCACAGAGCTAAACTTCCAACGATTGTGGGATGGCTTTGAAGTAATGATTAAGAATGGCCAGTTCGCAAGAATTGGCGAGGCAGTACCACACACAGATAATGATCAGTTATTTGAAATTTTAACAAAGAAGAAAGGAAGTAAAAAATGAGCGATGAATTAAACCAACGACTAAACGAGATTTCTGTTACCTTGGAGTTTACGGTACAAGAATTGAACATCTTAGTAAATATCTTGAACATGCCGCTGCAAGCACCAGCATTGACACTGGCAAGCCTAATTAATGCCATTCAGAACCAAGCAGGCCCGCAAGTAGAGAAGGCTAAGGCGGCGTTTGAGGCCATTAAGAATGCTGATGGCGTGCCAACAGACTTGGAAGAGAAAAACTAATGAATCTAAAACAGTTGCTTAGATCAGCCGGTGTTAGCAACAACATCATCAAAGAGGTCGAGCGCAAAGCTAAGATGACAACAGCCCAGCAGGAGATCGAGCACCAAGAAAAGGCTGCCGCTATGGCCAAGATGATGCTCAATGATGTCATGCCACACCTGCACGGTGCCTTAAATAAGACACCACCATCCAAGCCTAAAAAGACGATTATTATTCCAGACTAAGGGCGAAATCACGGCGTTTCCTGTATACATAGATATAGGACACGTCGTGAGACGCTTCTTGGGCTGGGGAATCTCGGCTATCTACTCTGGCCGTAAAGAAGGCCACAGGTCGCCGGACACCTGCATAGAATCCGGCGTTTTCTATACACATCATACACAACATACATAGGAGTTATACATGAACCCTTTCGAGCTTCGCTTTTCTATTTTCAACACAGCCAAGGACATCTTGGTTAAGCAACATGAGGCTAATTTAGCCGCATGGGAACTGCTTAACAAGGCATCCAAAAAGGTCGAAGACGCTGCACCAAAGTATCCAACAGTTGATGAGATCATCAATACTGCCGTTGAGATCAACAAATTTATCAGCGAGACCCAAGTAAACGAGTTTGGCAAGATCGCCAAACGTTTAACTGGTACTACTGTAATATTCTAAACTTTACAATCATGGGCGGTTAACTTTACAATCGCCCATTTTTAACTTTACAATCATGGCAAATAAACCCGGACTCTACGAAAATATCCATAAAAAACAAGAGCGTATTAAGGCTGGCTCGGGCGAGAAGATGCGCAAGCCGGGTGCCAAGGGTGCTCCAACAGCGAAACAGTTTAAAGAATCTGCTAAGACAGCAAAGAAATGAAAGAATTTAAAACACTGCCTAAGATGGCATCAGGTGGTTCTGTTGACCATGACAAACCAATTGCCAAAACGACAACCGGCAAAAGCCGCCACTATCTAAGCACCAGTGAAGGCGCCGGTATGACAGAGGCCGGACGTAAAGCGTATAACGCTAAGAACGGTAGCCATCTAAAAGCCCCACAACCTGAAGGCGGCTCACGTAAAGATTCATTCTGCGCCCGTATGAGCGGCGTAAAGGGTCCGATGAAGGACGAGAATGGTAAACCAACACGCAAGGCAGCAGCACTAAAACGGTGGAAATGTGGCAACTAAAAAGATAATTACAAAATATGCACCATCAATGTGCCAAGTCATGATTGACATGGGCATGGAAGGCGCCAGCCAAAAGATGATCTGGTCGGCACTGGGAATTAGTAAGTCTACAGCTGAGAGCTGGAAGAAAAAGTATCCCGACTTTGCCGAAGCACTAGAACTTTCCCTTGTGCACGCCCAAGCATTTTGGGAACGTGAGATTTTGGCCAACGTGAACAATAAAGGCTTTAACTCTAGGATCGCAGAAATAGCGTTGAGGGGACAATTTCAGCAGGACTATCGTGAGACTAGAGATACAAAAGTTGACCTAAAGGCTGACGTAGTCATAGATTTCAACGGCGCTGTTTCAGACCTAATTAAGCAACTCAAAGAAGCAAAGTAGTACCATCAACGAACGAACGGGGTAGCTCCCCTGCCGGTACCTAACTACCGGCTAGTTCACCCATAACTGTTAGGAGTATCAATGAAGCACTGCATTAAATGTGGTATCGAAAAACCATTATCTAAATTTAATAAAAGATCAGATAACGGCAAAATCGTAAACACTTGTGTTGATTGTAAAAAACAATACGACCACAAATATCACATTAAAAATAGAAAAAAGAAAACAAATAGGGATTTAATTAAGTCCTATGGAATTTCTTTACAACAAAAATTACAAATGTTAAAAAAGCAAAATGAAAAATGCGCCATTTGTGAAAAAGAATTATTAATTGATCGAGATAAAAACGTAGATCATTGCCACAAAACAGGAAAAGTTCGTGACATACTTTGCTGTAAATGCAATTTTGGTATAGGTTATTTTAATGATAGTGTTGATCTTTTAAAATCTGCACAAAAATACCTAGAAAAGCATCAAAAAAGTCCTTAAGTTTGTATACTTAGATATATCCTAATCCGAATTGAAAGCCTAAAATGACGTTTCATAGTGTTCTATCCCCATCTTCCAGTGCTCGCTGGCTGGCATGCCCTCCTTCGGTGCGTCTTTGTGAAACATTACCTGATATAGTCAAGCCAGCTGGAGCTTTTGATTACGCCGCCCAAGGTACTGCAGCACACACACTTAGTGAAATCAAATTACGCTTTATTTTCAATCAGATAACGAAAGAAGAGTATGATCAGCAATACGAAGAAATCAAAAAGAGTGAATATTACGACGAAGAACTCGAACACTACTCAGATACCTACGTCAATTATGTTCGCAGTCAAGTTGGTTCAGAAGATGATGTCTACATTGAAACACGTGTTGACTACTCAGATTATGTGCCTGAAGGAACGGGTAGCGCTGATTGTATTATCATTGGACCTACCGAGTGTCACGTCCTCGACTACAAGCACGGGATGGTCCCAGTCAGTGCCATCTCTAACAGCCAAGCAAGACTCTATGCCGTTGGAGCTGTCACAAAGTTTGAAGAAAAATACCCGAACATCAAAACGATCCGCTACACAATCGTCCAACCAAGAGCGGAAAACATCAGTACAGAAGAAACCACAAAAGAAAAGCTCCTCCTCTGGGCAGACACAGTCGTCCGCAGGAAAGCAAAGCAAGCGTGGGTCGGCAGCGGCAACTTCCAAGCCGGAGACCATTGCAAATACTGTAAAGCAAAAGCGTCGTGCAAAACCCGTGCAGAACAAGTCAACGAAATAGCCGCACTAGAGTTTAGAAAACCCCAACTCTTAACAGATGATGAAATTGCTTTATTATTGGAAAAAGCAGACAGCGTTAAAACCTATATTTCAGATGTGCAAGAGTACCTACTAAATAAATCGTTAGAAACCGGAAAAGCTCCAAAGGGTTACAAGTTATCCACAACGGTAACGCACCGCAAGATTGCAGATCAAACACTGGCCGCATCGGTGTTGATTGACAAAGGTTTGACTGAGGAAGAGATCTACGAACCAATGTCTCTCAAATCGATTTCACAGCTCTCTAAGCTGCGATCAAAGGGTCAGATAGAGTCTATCCTAGGCGACTTGATTGTGCGCCCTGAGGGCTCTCCAAAGCTCGTTAAGGACAAGTCTGAAGCAGCTGAGGAATTTAAATGAACGCATGGTTAATTGCTATCATCGGAGTAGTGTATTCTGTAGTTGCCACTAAGTTTATGCTTGATGGTAGAATGGGCCTTGGAATATCTTTTATTGGATATGCCATCGGTAACATTGGATTAGTTATTGAAACTTTGTATAATTAGTTGTACGGGCAGACGAACCAACCCCGATTGAAGTTTGGTTCTTACGTTAAAAAGGTAATATTATGAGCTCAGCTCCAAAAGTAAAAGTAGTAACCAACAAAGTACGTTTTTCTTATGCAAACGTGTTTACAGCTAAGGCTGGAATTGAAGGTGGCACACCAAAGTTCTCCGTGTCATTGATCGTTCCTAAGAGTGACAAAGATGGCGTTGCTAAACTCAAGAAGGCATTTGAGGATTGCAAGGCAAACTCTGCAGCATTCTTTGGTGGCAAGGTTCCTCCAATGCTTAAAGGTGGTTTACGTGATGGTGATGTTGAGCGTCCGGACGATGAGGCTTACAAAGACAGCTACTTTATCAATGCCAATAGTGCTAATAAGCCCGGCTTGGTAGATGCTGACATGAATGGCATCATTGATCCTAGCGAGTTTTACAGTGGTTGTTTTGGCCGTGCGTCAATTACGTTCTATGCTTACAACGCACAAGGCTCAAAAGGCATTGCATGCGGTTTGAACAATCTACAGAAGTTAGAAGATGGCGAGCCACTTGGTGGCGCAACATCAGCAGCAGCAGATTTCGCAGTATAAGTAGTTAGTAGTACCCAGTAGATGGGCGAGGGAGGGCTAGAAACTGGCTCTCCCTTTTTTGCCCTTTAACCAACCATAATAACAAAGAGAATATAAATGGATCAGTATCAAGAATATATCGCAGCCAGTCGCTATGCTCGTTTCGTTGACGATAAGCAACGTAGAGAAACATGGGCAGAGACAGTAAACCGTTATGTGGAATATATTTTTAGCCGTACCCCAACAATACAAGATAAGACCGAATTAAAAACTGAAATTTTTGATGCAATCCATAACCTAGATTTGATGCCGTCCATGCGTGCCATGATGACTGCAGGAAAGAGTGCCGATCGTGACAATACTTGCGTATATAACTGCTCGTATCTCCCAGTGGATGACCCCAAGAGCTTTGACGAAGCCATGTTTATTCTGCTCTGCGGAACTGGCGTTGGATTCTCAGTTGAATCCAAGTACATTAACCAACTGCCCGAAGTGCCAGAAAAGTTGTTTGATTCAGAGCATACCATCTCGGTCCACGACTCCAAAGAAGGTTGGGCAAAGTCACTGCGTTTACTCCTCGCCCACCTCTGGGCTGGAGAAATTCCAAAGTGGGACGTGTCTAATGTCCGCCCAGCCGGAGCACGACTCAAAACTTTTGGTGGAAGAGCTTCTGGGCCGCAACCACTAATTGACTTATTTAACTTTACTGTTAATACTTTCAAACATGCACAAGGTCGTCGATTAAATTCATTGGAGTGTCATGACTTAATGTGCAAAATTGGTGAGGTAGTTGTAGTTGGTGGCGTACGTCGCTCTGCAATGATCTCGTTATCTGATCTTGATGATGAAAGGATCCGTCATGCAAAAGCTGGTCCGTGGTGGGACACTGCGCCGCATCGTGCCTTGGCAAACAACTCCGCTGTGTATAACGAAACACCAACAGTCGGCAAATTCATGGAGGAGTGGTTATCTCTTTATAACTCTCATAGCGGGGAACGTGGCATCTTTAACCGTGAAGCGGCNCAAAAGACAGTTGCCAAATACGGGCATCGTGACCCCAACTTTGAGTTTGGTACGAACCCNTGCTCGGAAATCGTTCTCCGTCCTTACCAATTCTGTAACCTCACGGAGGCGGTAGTACGCCATGACGACACACGTGAGACACTCNTGCGCAANGTGCGCATCGCCGCTATCTTGGGTACCATCCAGTCTACCTTCACAAAGTTCCCCTATCTGCGCAAGGTGTGGCAGAGAAATACTGAAGAAGAGCGGTTACTGGGTGTTTCCCTCACCGGAATCTATGATAATCCCCTTCTCACAACCCAAGGAGACGAACTAAATGCACTACTCGGAGAATTACGTGAAGCTGCTAGAAGCGCAAACGAAGAATTTGCACAGCTCCTTGGAATACCTGTCAGCGCTGCAATCACATGCGTCAAACCTTCCGGAACTGTCTCACAGCTGGTGGACTCAGCGTCTGGTATCCATCCAAGACATAGCAAGTTCTATATCCGCAGAGTGCGAGGAGATAGGAAGGATCCGCTCACTCAATTTTTAATCCAGCAAGGAATCCCAAATGAAGCATGCGTTTATAAACCTGATCAGACAGTGGTGTTTAGCTTTCCTCAAAAAGCACCCGCCGGTATCACAAGGTCAGATGTCAGCCCTATTAGCCATCTTGAGCTCTGGCTCACATATCAGCGGCATTGGTGTGAACATAAGCCTTCCGTCACTATCTCCGTCGAAGAGAATGATTGGCCAAGTGTCGGTGCTTGGACATGGNAAAACTTTGGAGAAATCTCCGGTGTTTCCTATCTNCCNTANGACGGCGGCACGTACCGCCAAGCCCCTTACGAAGAATGCGACGAGCAAGTCTACAACGAACTCAAAGGCAAAATCCCAAGCATCAACTGGGAAGAGTTTAAAGAAAACACAGACAACGTCGAAGGCGCTCAGCAGTTAGCGTGTGTGGCCGGTGTCTGCGAAATCTGACCCTTGGGATTGTCCTCCACTCAATCTGCTCAATTGGAACCTAGCATGGACGTGGCAAGTCCATGCGTGGGAAAATGCGAGCTCAACTTCTCTAGCGTATGCAAAGGTTGTAAGAGAACAAGAGATGAGATTGCGGCTTGGACACGTTTATCCAATAGTGAAAAGCAACAGGTAATCAATAGACTCAAAAAATAAAAAGCCCCTACGGGGGCTTTTTTGTATACTTAGTTATGTCGCCAATACGTTGGCCTGCCATAGGAGCATTTATGATTTATAGCATCGACTTTGAAACACGAAGCCACATCGACCTAGCCGAACAAGGACTAGACATCTACGCCAACGACGATACAACAGAAGTGTTGTGTATTGCGTTCGGCACCCAACCTAACAATGTACAAGTAATCGACGTATCTAATAAACATGTCGAAATTATTGAACTTTTTCGACATGTTGAAAATGGTGGCAAAATTCAAGCATGGAACGCCATGTTTGAGTACGCTATTTGGAACTGTGTCTGTGTGCCAAAGTACGGTTGGCCGGAACTAAAGCTGGAGCAGTGCATTGACTCGATGGCCACAGCAGCTGCCAACAACGTCCCGCAGAGCTTAGGTGACGCTGCAATCTTTATGGACGCAAACCAGCAAAAAGATACCCGTGGTAGGTACTTGATCCAAAAGCTATGCAAGCCCCATAAAGGTGCATTCAATAACGACCCTGATTTGTTACGTGAGTTGTTTGATTATTGCGCACAGGACGTGCGCACAGAGATGGCCATTGCAGCCGATTTAAGGCCCCTTACAGCCTCGGAGCAGGACATCTGGACCCTTACCCAGCGGATCAACCTACGAGGCGTTCCAGTGGACTATAACGAGCTCCACAATGCCGTCTTGGCTGTGGTAAGGGCTCAGGATGCCCTTGACAATGAATGTGTAGCCCTGACCGGTTGTAAGCCGTCTGAGAGGGCCAAGTTACTAGACTGGATTAATAAGTGTCTAGTAACATGCGGACAAGTCACACTCACCGACTTGACCGCCGAGACCGTTGAAAAAATGCTGCAATGCAGCATTCCCGCACATATAAAAAGGGCGCTGGAGTTAAGACAAGAAGGAAGCCAAACTAGCGTGGCTAAGTACGCTAAGATGATGGAGATACAAAGAGATGGTCGTATTAGAAATACTTTGGTTTATCACGGTGCGAGTACTGGTCGCTGGGCTTCTCGTGGTGGACTCAACCTTCAGAATATTGCACGCCCTACTTTGGAAGATGGACAAATTGCATCTGCTATTCCTAAAGTTTTTAGGGAAGGTGTTGGTACGATGGACGAGCTATCCAGCTTGGTGCGTTCCGCTATTAGTGCGCCAGATGGACAAACCTTCGTGGACGTCGATTTTTCATCCATCGAG